ATGGACATATCACCAAGGACTACGCTTAGGCAAGTTTACGACACACGTCACGACACAAAAAAAATGTTTGTGTCATTAACTACTAAGTTTACATTAAGAAGCTACATTCTTAAAGATGGTACCTCTCAAGTTTATTTACATATCCATTCGGCTGGAGAACGTGAAAGGCTTGCATTAGACCTCTATATTAAGAAAGATGACTGGAACACCAATAAACAACGTGCTCGCGACCGTAAGGACGGTAAGTACGATGATTTCAACTTAATTCTAGACAATCTTCACGCATCTATAACAGAAATCAAAACACAATTTAGACTCTCTAAAAATACTCTGACCTTAAATAAATTTGTTCACGAGTTTAAATCTGACTTTTCAAGACTTGACTTCTTAGCGTTTTTTTTAACAAGCCTAAAATCTGAGAAAAAAATTCTAAAAGCAGGGTCTTACAATAGGAATATGTCTGTTTATCACAAATTAACTGAATTCAAAAAACAAATTTATTTTAGTGATATAGACTCTAGAATGATAAATGAAATACGAAATCATTTAACTAAAATAGGAAATGCTAAAAGTACTATTGAGTCTAATTTCTCTGTTATCCGTAAATATTTAAGGCTTGCAAAACGATACGGAATCCATTTCCCCTTAGACCTTGCAGATCTTAAAGTAAAAAACATCAGAGGAAATAGGGTTGCCCTAAAGCCTATTTCAATTAAAAAACTATTTGATTACTTCGAGAGTAGTTTTATTCCAGATGAAAGGCGCCTCATTTGTGGGTACTTCTTATTTTCTTGTTTTACTGGTTTGCGTATTGGCGACTTACAACAGCTTGAGCGTGATCAAATATCAAGTAGCTTTAAGATAATCACCAGGAAAAACCAAAGATCAATTACTATAAACCTTACGGAGAAAGCAAAACAGATTCTTGAAACAGAACCAAGATTATTTGAAATAAGGTTAACAGATCAATATATGAATAGAGAAATAAAGAAAATAGCAATATCTGTAGGTATAAAGGATAAAATATCATTTCACGTTGCAAGACATAGTTTTGCAACAAATTATTTAAGAATGGGAGGAAATGTTGTTTATCTAAAAAAACTATTAGGACATAGTGATATAAAGACCACTATGATATACGAAAGCATAACTTCTGAAGAAGCTAACAAAGAAATTCATTTGTTAGATGATATGTTTTAAAAGATAGATTCTGTTTCTATATCAATCTCAAATACATCACCAGTTCTATTTCGCCTGGAAAGCTTATTTACTAAATGGTATTTGCCATATGCAAATACTGTAGAATTTTCATTTAAGCCATTTATTTTTTCTGAATAAGCAAGAAAAAGCCATTTGTAAGAAGTTGAATTTAAAAGGAAGTTAAACCAATATAAATAATGTGCCTGGAATATTGAAGGTATATTTAAATTTGATAAGTCTTCACACGTATTTAGCCCACCAGTAAGACCCTTATATTTAACAAGCTGTAATTTATTGCTATCAGAAACGAAACCGTCTGCAGTAAGAATACCAGATTTACTTTTTAGGGGTAAATAAATAGCATCTATCGATATTTCCTCAGAAGTTTTTGGTTTAGTATATGGAGAATTTTGATACCCATTTTTATTAAAAAGTATAGACTTAAAATCATAAGTCTCATCAGTTAAATCTTGAAATTTCAATTCAATAGATTTACTGTTATTGGGTGTTCTTTCAGGTAGTTCAATCTCTGAAAAAGAAAGGTCCACGACATTATTGATATTAGCTAAATTATTACTGTAATTTAACTCAACAATATTATCCTTTATATCTAATTTAAAATTCTTCCATTTTTTAATGGTTTCAAATAATGCTCCATATGTAATATCTGGAACACATTTACTTAAATCTATTCTAGATGGTGAAATTAATGTTGGTAATGCATTGCCATTTTGATCAAATTCAAATATTTGAGTAATTGTTACATCTAATAACGAGGCGTTATAATTATTACTACCCTCTTCACGTGCAAATATTCTCTGATTTGAAGTAAATTTTAAAACTGAGTTTGGTTGGTTAGGATAGATTTCAATTAACAACTCTGGAAACAATAATTGATCATCACCTCTAACCTCAAATACTTCTATCTCAACATCATTTATAAATAGTTTTGCAGTAGCTACAAAATATTGAATACCAAATTGAGGATCTGTGATTCTGTAAGGTCTCATATTTAAATTACCTGACAATATATATCTTCCTGGTGTTTCTAAGATTATTGATGTTTCATAATTAGCTCCTAACTGAAAGGGTTCATCTATGTATTCATTAGTATTGACAAGCATTTCTTGATGGTCTCCATCATAAATACTAGAGTAATAATCTGAAAGAGAATAAATCAAAGCGTTTTTAAATTCAGGGTCATTAACTATATCTCCTCCTAATTCATAACCTACTTCTAATAAGCCCTGTTTAATAACATAGATTAAAGATGGTAATGGTTGAATGATGTTTTTATTTATTGGTTCGTTTGAACCTTCATTAAAATAGTTTGTTATAAATGAACCGTTTTCATAAGCATTTATCTTTCCTAAAAACTCTGAAAATTGATCAGAATCAGTATCAAAAAACTCTGTGAAAACTTGAGGGAAATTATAATCACCAAGAGTATCAATTAAACTTTGAGCGTGTTCATATATAGATGTTTGTAATTCAAAATTATGAAGCGGTAATTCTTTCAGTTTTCTGTCATAATTAGGAAAATTTTCTAGGCCGTATCTAATTTGAAATTCAATAGTCCTGCCAATTATTTTCTCAATTTCCAGAACAGCAGCATATGAATTATTAAACGCAAAGAATGATACATTAAAAATGGTATTACTAACAGTTGCAGAGTGTTCTTTTATAAAATCCAAAGCTAAATTATCCTTATCGGACATTGTATAAGATGTAGCATAAGTATAGTTGCTTACAGTACCATCTGTAAACAAATTATTTTGCTCAACCATAGTGAAATTAGTGTCAACTAAATTAAAGTCAAATTTAGAATGTGATATTCTCAAGCTCATGCTGTTTATTTATAGTGAATTCAATTTCGTAAGCATAAAGTTCTTTGTCACTATCTGTAGCAACAAGCTTTTTGTTTTTAGGTATTAGTTCAATTTCTTTTTTATTATCAAAAATCACCCAAGCAATATCTGCAGCCAATAACGATGTAATATATTCCTGGTTAGATTTTAAAATAAAACCACTGTCTGCATATAAAGTTGAGGAATGAATATTCCCCAATTTTCGAAGTCTTACCAAATATTCATCAAATGTTTCTGAAGAAATTTCAGTTGTTTCATTCTCAATCTTATAATCACCAGTAAATTCTAAAATCTGAAGTAAACCGTGCTCATCTTCCCAACCAATATGTACTGATTGTTTGTTTTCTGGAAAAACAAAATATTTTTGTGACACATAATCTTCACTAGCGTTTTGAGAATGACTTAATCTAAATTCATAAACATCTCCTTCAGTTGCAATACTGAATTCTAGAACGTGTCCGATTAATTCATTGGTATTTAAATAAGTAGGTATAAACTCTTGAAATACACCATTTATGTATTTTGACAAGTACACATCATTGAACCTATTAAGAATATTTAAAATAGCTTTACTGTTTTTCGTTACTCTTAAAGGCCCATCTATAAAACTTATAATACCAGATTCTGTAAGTAACCTGCTAGGTTTCCTGCCTTTAATAAATAATGCACTAAAATTTTCTGAATATTCATCTGCATTCAAAGAGGAATCATCTACATAGTTTATTTTAATTTGATTGTCTGAAGGGTTGTAGTATCTTATAAGATTAGTAGTTATTTCAGAAAAATTTGAGAAACCTAATTCTTCAAGATTTACAATCGAAGGCATTAACTGATTTATAATTTTTCCAAAAAAGAAATCAGCCTTATTATTTATAAACGATTTAATATGAAAAGAAGAAAGCTCATTAAAAATAGGAACATTATAATCAAAAGCCCTAGAGTTTATTTGTAAACCAATACGTTGACCTAATTGAGAAAACGCAATACCTGTAGGTCTATAAAATCTACTTATTGTATCTCTATCTTTAGTGAAGTTTACGCCCTCTACATCTAAGTTTAATTCTAAACGGCCAACCACTCTATGATCTATTAGTACTTCTTTTGTGCCTGCCTCAGAGGAAACAGTTAAAGAACCTGAATAATCACCTTCTGATAAATTCAAAGAATTAATTGGCTTAACGCTAATTAAATTTTGACTATGTTCTCCAGATGTTTGGCTTACAGTTAACCAAAGCGGATGGGTTATAGTCCAAGGTCCATAAGTGTCAATACTTAAAAATCTATCTCCGGACTCTTGTATTTCTTTTATAGCAAAGAATGACATCGCTTGCGGTGAGATCTCTAAAAAAGGTTCTATGTATTGATTAACTACTACCGCATCTTGTTTTGAGTTAATTCCATTATCTAAAGTTAAAACTGCTTGATAATTCTGTAACTCACCTAGAGACTCTATACTTTCAGCTAAACTTGCTTGAACAATTTGTGTATTAGTTCCTGAATATGTTTTCGTGCCATCTGGAGCTGTAGATTGATAAACTAAGTTACCTCCAGATAAATTAATGTGCTCTTTTACGGACACCGTAAAATCACCATTTACATATAAGTATAAATCTTTAGGGTCTGGAAAATTATTTCCTATAAGATGAAAAAATTCAGTGCCAATTATAAAAACATCATTATAATCTATACGCCTTACTCTTATATAATAAGACTCTGTCTCAATTAACTCAAGAGGTTCATTACTATTTTTACCAAAAACCTTAAAGTCTACACGTGAATTAATGTAAGAATCTGAAAACGTGTCTAAATTTTGAAATGAAAATGTTGTTACAGTATCCAGGTTGTTTTCCTCCAATAAATAACCATCATCAGTGGCATCAGGAATAGCTCCAGAAAGTTCATAGATTTCAATTCCATTACTAAAAGTAAAGTTGGGAATTGCTTGAATAAAGATTTGATCATATTGATCACTATATAAAACAAGATAATCCTTAATTCTAGTGCTAACATCTAAATCATCTGGTATAGTACCTCCAATAAAACTAATTACATCGTGAAAATTACCAGGAACAAACGACCAGTCTTGAAATTGGGTATTTGTATCTGTAGTATTAGAATATTGTTGGTTGTTACTTGTATTTAAATTATATGCCATTTTTATTTTATTACAGAAGGCACATCATCTTTGTGCTGCAGGTTAAAATTATTTACTTGTACTAGTCTATTAAGATTTTGAACCAGATGAATTTCGACTAGAAAATCTTTAAAGGTTAAGTGAACCCTATCTTTAAAAACTACTACTTCTTTTGCGTTTGCATCACTTCCTAAATTAGATGCTATATAATTAAATAATTGGTTGTTACTTGTTATGAAAGGCATTACAAGAATCTCTTTTGTAGGCTCTCCTTGTAAAATTTTCGAAACAGAACCAGTAATAGCAAAATGTACATTTAGATCTACAGAAGGATTATTAACCCTAATTCTATCTAAAACACGATTGCAAATGATATTAAAGTTTTCGTTAGAGAATAATTTCTCTACAGTAAAGTTGTTATAATTACTAGCTGCCATTGATTCTTGCTTTGTCTTTATACTTTTGTAATCTATCTAAATCTTCTTTTAATTTCTGGGTATTTTCCATATCTCTAGACATATAGGCAATCACACCATTATCAATTAAATATTGCATAACTTCTGTATTACGACCAATTACATTCATTAGCATAGCTTGATCAGTCGTTGATATATTTTCATTGTCTGCAAAAAGCTCTTGAGAGTTTTGAACAGTTGATGTACTAGATTGGTAAAACCCGTCTTGATAGCCTTTAACCCTTGCTATTTCTCTATTTAAACTTCCTTTAAACTCAGGTGTAAAATTGTTGTAATCTGTACCATTAATTATCATTTCTGGTCTATTACTACCTTCCTCTCCAGCTAAAAATAAAGTAGGTTCACTAACAATACCGGAACGACTAAAACCACCATTTCGCGCATTAAAAAATTTACCGTCTTGCTCTCTTTCAATTGGATATAATCCATCTTGAAAACCTCTTACTGGTTTGTTTTTAGTTATTGTTGCTATTTGTAAACCAGTCATAACAGTTGCTAAAGCACCCATAGCAAGACCTAATGGTAAAAAAGGCTGAGTATTAAAACCATTTAGGATTGCCATAGAACCCGACACAATTGCTTGAGTTAGATCTAATTCATATTTTCTTTTAGCAGCTCTATATTCAAGGTCTGCCTTACGTTTATCAGATTCTTTTTCCAAGGAAGAAACTGCAGCATCATATTGTCTTTGATTAATTAAACCGCTGTCTAACCTATCTTTAAGTTTATTTTTTTGTTTAGAATTCCTTTCCTCAAATTCTCGATATGATTTCTGGTCACTTGCATTACGATACTCATTGTACATAGCCCAAGCCTGATGTAATCCTTGAACCACACCTGTAATTGCCTGAAGCTTACCTTTTGCAGTATCAAAATTATCGTACATAGACTGCCATTGGTCTATGGTAAAACCAAATAGGTCTGTTTGGTTGCCAGCTCCAATACCCTCTAAGCCTAAAGCACCTTTATTTTGTAAACCACCATTTTGCAATTGATTTAAGAGTAGGTTAATTTCAGAAATTGATAATCCTATTTCTGAAAGTCTATCTATAATCGCTTGCTTTTGCTCATCTGAAATAAGGTCCAAATTAAACCCTTCAAACTGACCGCTATTGAATATCTCTTGAGCTTGAGTTTGTACTTCTTCAAGGTGCCTTAACTCAATCTCTAAATTTTCCTGGTTAAATTGCTCTTGAAGTGCTTTTTTAGCCTGATCATTTTTGCCTAAAGCTGCTAATTGGTTGTTCTGGTATTCTTCACGAGCAATTTTCTCACGTTCGAAAGTTTCGGTTAATGTATTTAGACGATTGGTAAAACCATCAGAAATAATAGTTCCTAAATTACGCTGGTGCGTAAGCTCTAATGTTTGTATTTGCTCATTTACGGCTGTATTCTTAGCCATTAAGACACCCATTTGGGCTTCGTAGTTGTCTGCAGATTCTGTGTCTCCTGAATTTCGAGCTTTGTCTGCTTTTTGTTGTAATGCCTTTAACTCTGCAACTGTTGTTTCTTGTAAGCGTAGTTGTCTTACTTTTTCTTGGTGCTGAACATCTAACTGCTGCAGCTCTCTCTTAAAAACATCATCAACTAATAGGGCTCTTGCCTGTGCATTATCCTTTATAAGCTGAGCTACTTCTTCACGCTCACGTTCTAAATCATAAAGTTTTTTAGAACGATCAGGGTTATTATTATCATTATCCAATGGATTAAAAAGCGGTGTTTTAACTTTCCAAGAACCACCAGAATAAACCATTAAAACATCTCCTACCATTTTAGTTTCACCCTCTTTAGGTTCAGTAGGTGTTTTAAAAAGCGAATCAACATCTGACTCTTTAAAATTAAGGTCATTAAGTTTTTGACTTAAATCGATAGCACGTTGTTTCTGCTCGTTTTCTGCCTCAATAACTTGCTGTAAATTAACCCTAGCTTTACCTAGTTCTTTATAACCCGATAAGCTTTCTCTAAGTATTAGTTTTTCTTGTGCACTCAATGCATTTGAAGAGTTAATCTCTAGTAAAGCTTGTTTGTTAGTGTCTTCAAAATATTTTTTTCTTAAATCATATTCCTTATCTGCCTGATCTCTAGAAACCTTAAGTTCTTTTTGCTCTTCCCTAACCCCTTTTAATCTAGAAGCTAAGGTGCTAGCCTCTTCGTCTGCAGCTAGTCGTTTTAATTTTATTTGCTCTTTTACTGCTTCAGTATTTAAAATATAAGCCCCCGTTTCTTTATCAATTGCAAAAACACTTTCACCTAACCTATCTCGAAGTTGTAGGGTAATTATATCAAGTTCTTCCTTTGCCTCTGTGGTTGGTGTTACGCCATCTGCTGTAAGTTCTTCATAACGATTTAGTAAATTTTGACTTTCATCTGCTAGCTTACGTTCCGCTTTAGCTGTCTCAAAAGATAATTTAGAAGTTTTAGAAAATTCTGAATTAACATCTTTAATAGCGCCTATCATTTTACCAAACCCAACAACAAAAGCATTTAGAGTTGCCGTTAGTGTTGCGCTAGAGAACATTGCGCTAAACTTTTTAGAAACTTTATCTAAAGTTGCCGCTAAATTGTTGTTTTTTAATTCATATTCATTGGTTAAAGAAATAGCTTCCCCTTGCGCTACATTAGCTTGATTTTGACGCTCTTCTAAAAGTTTTGTATTTCCTGCTAAAGATGCGAGAGCTTGAGCACCGCGAGCTCCACCAGCGTCTAAATCTTCTAACTTTTTAACCATTAGCTGAAGACCCTCATTATTGCCATTTAAACCTTTAAGAAACGTTATCATAGCTTTATTACTATCTTCTGAAAGTAATCTATTAAAGTCTTTAACTGAGGTTCCTGCTATTTTTGCGTATTCACCTGGGTTTTTAAACATATCTAAAAACACTTTGTTCATAGCAGTTGCAGAGACCTCTACACTTTGACCAATTTCATCAAAGGTAGCGGCATAACCAATATTATCTGCAGCACTTATTTTTGCTTGTGCTGCTATCCCCGATTGGCGCTTTAAATAATCAACCAGAAAACCAGCAGTATTTGCCCCCTTGGCAGAAACTTCATTAATTGCAGACCCAACGGCATCCATACTACCTGAAAAATCTTTACCTGTAGCCTCTCCTACCTTATAAATGTTTACAATTTTTCCTATTTCTCTAATAGCCTCATCTGACAAGTCATCACCTAAAGCTACCTTAATCTTATTGGCTTGTTCTACAAAATCTTTAACATTTTTAGAACCAGTAATACCTAACCTACCAGCTTCTTCAGCTAGCTTTAATAATTCTATTCTAGAAGTTCGTGTGGTAAATGTGCCGAAAGACTTAGTAAGCTCTTTAACTTCATCATTGGTTAAACCGGTTGTTTTTTGAACATCACTTTGTGCATCAGCAAGCTTTCCATTATAATCAATCATTTTCTGTAACGAAAAAACAACTCCAGTTAAGGTTGCTATTACAGAAGCTCCTAATGCTGCATATTTATTAAATCCATTAGCTAAGCTACTAATACCAAATTTAGCAGCTCTTGATTTACCATTAAGCTCTGTTATCCTTGCGCTTACTTCTTTAAGCTGAGCCTCATAACTTTCTGCTGCAGCTGAACCAGGTATCATGTGTCTTAATGCTGCTCTTAATTGACCAGCTTTCCTATATAACTGTGTTAACGTAAGACCTGTAACACCAAGTTGGTTCTCCAACTTGTTCATTTGTGCATTATTCTTCTGTATGGTAGCTGTGTTGGCGGTAATTTGAGCAGTAAGTTTTTTCCATTCTGCTCCATTTTTCTTGCCTTGTCTTTCTAAACGTTGGCGTTGCGTACGTAATTTATTATTTGTGGCTACAAGATCTTTGGTTTGCTTTTCTAAATTGAATAATTCTTTTTGCGCTTCATTACCGTTTATAATGATGCGAAATCTCATTTCTTCGTCTATAATTCTCTTGGCCATTGTGAAGACTATTTGACACAATTTTAGAGAAACAAAATACCTTTGCCTGTGACATGAGAAAAGCCCCTAATTTTAGGGGCTTTAGTTTTATAAGTTTAATAATGATTTAAGCTAACTGGAATTTTAAATGGCTGTATGCCGTTGTGATGTATTGATCTTCATCTACCAAAACCAAACGGTTATTGGTTTTTAAAATCCAAAGTGCGCCTTCGTCTACTACAATTCCTTGATCACTGTAAACCTCTTCTATGTTACGATATTCTTTACTATGCGTTGCCATTGGGAGTCGTATTTGTGTTAAACGAAAACTTTTCATTAGACGCATAGAAAACTTCTAGTGGTTCAGAAAAAGCTGCATTATGATCGAGAATAGACTGTGGGTTATCCTCGTTAATAGCGCTTAAATAACTTACCAATAGGTTATAATGGTTGTAAATACGGTGAATGCCTTTTACCGGCTCTTCTTCTGCTTTAGCAACATAGGTTGCCATAAGATCTGATAAGGATGTAACAATATCATCTGGTTCTGCAAACGCCTGTAAGCTCTCGCTACAGGACAATACAAGTTGTTGGTAGGGTTTGTGTTCTTTGATGTTCTGTGACATAACATTTAGATTTTAAACACCTGAGAGTGGAGTCACAGAACATCAAAGATGAAGTGTAGCCGGACTTGCACCGGTTCTCTCTCAGGCTAAGTTTAAAAAATAAGGAATCATCTCTGACTCTGTGACGTAGCAAATATATAGCAAAAAACTTAAAGTAAGTTCTTAAGTTTAAGTTTCTCTTCACTTAGCTCATTAAGCTTTTCTAGCTTAATTGATAAATTATTAGATATAATTTCTGTATTTTTTAATTCTACAGCTGTTCCTGCCATACAAACCATTAAAATACCCTTTCCTGAACCAATTTCAGAGTAATCTATATCACAAGCAATTATAGCATTACCACCTAATGCTAAAGTCTGTTTTCTTAATTGTAACAAACAGAGCTCCTCTCCAGCCTTGAGTTTTTTATTATGTCTTCCACTGTCGCCACCAAAAGTGTCTGTAAATGAAGAAGTGAATTCGGTAATAACTCCAGTACCAGTAGAAGATTGTCCGCTAACCATTTGAATCGCTCTGTAATCCCAGTTTAAAGGACTATGAGTAGTTATTACAGGAATGTAATTAAGGTATGCATTAATAGATTTACTAATATTCTGGTAATTTAATGTAATTTTTTTTAAAGCGTGTTTTTGAAGTGAAGGTGCACATTTACTACAATAAGCATCTTTAGTGTTTTCTTCTAAATAATTAATTTGATCAATAATTTTTTTAGATACAATTTCATTGCTTGAAAAGGTTCCTTTTTTTATTGATTGGTTACAATTTGGACAAATAGTATGTTCTTTCATAAAAAATATGGTTGATTGTGACAGCTAAGATACAAGAATGAAACGTTTTGCCCCATAGTAGTTCTTAAGGGTATAAGGACCATTAAAAGGGGTTTATTGGTATATAAGCACGTAAATATATTTGCTTAAAATGAAAAAAACTTAACCTATGGGTTAAGTTTAAAATTAATAGGTATTAAATCAAATAAGCTATAAAAGCCAAAATACCTATTAATAATATCTTGGCTAAAAACGTTTTAAAACTCAAAAACCTATAGGTATTTTCTTTTTTTACAAAAGGGTTAAAAAGCATTATGAACTGAATACTTGCTATATAAATTATGAACTTCTTAAAAAAACCAAGCTCAAAATACCAATTATAAAAACTGAAATTTATAAAGTCTGCTTTGAATATAAAAGAAGGAATTACTAATAAAACTAAAAAACCAAATATTTTATCAACGATTCCAGGAATTTTTGAATCTAATATACTTTTGGACTTCTCATTAACATAAGTGAGATTAATGTTTTTTAAGTTTTCACAATCAACAACTAATAAGTTACCAGGAATAGCTACTGGTTTCCTTTCACCATCTTTTGGACTGTACCTTATTGCATTTTGAATCATTATTTTACTAAGCCGTTTACAGCTATCATCATATAATTCATAATCTACAATCATACCAGAGTAAAGTAAATTTTTATTATTTGATTCAATTAAAATATCTGCTTTAGTAAATAGATGCTTTTTATTAGAGACTTTAAAAAAAGAGAATTTACTAGTTTTAATTTGCTTATCATTAAATAAATAAAACCAATAATTCTTAAATCTAAGAAGCTTAAATTTTCTATCTAAATTAGAGAAGCGAATAAAACGTCCAGAAGTTAGACCAAATAATATACTAGAAACATAAAGAAATGATATAAATGGGAAAACTTTGGAAGTAATTAAATTCTTTATAGGTGTTTCGTCTGACTCTGTTAGTTTGAAAAGAGGATTGTTTAAATCCTTGAATTTATCTATAATTTCCCCCAAATCAACTGGAGCTATGAAATTATCATAAAAAAAGAAAATTAAAATTAAATTGATAACGCCAGGAACTGTTGATATAGCCAAAAGGCTTACAAGGTTGTAGGACGATTTAAATTCTTTAGAGAATTCTCCAAAAAAATATAATCGACGAAAAATTAATCCTGGAAATAAAATAAGAAATAGGATTACTATAAAGCCTAAAGAAAAAGTCATAAGTCTACAATAACCTCATTATAGCTGTTATTTTTTTCAGATTTTAAAATCTCTTCATTGATCTCCTTCATCTTAGCATTATCAGATAAAACCAATCTACCTTTTTTTGAAACAATTTTGCTGCTATCATCTTCAAAAACTGATTGAATAGCAGAAATAGCTAAAAGTCCAAAAAAAACTTTAAGAAATCCTTCTATAGTTTTATAATTGCTTGCGTTCTTGCTCATATTGAAAATCTCTGATAATTAGAATATCAAAAAATAAATAATGGGTATGTAGTAAATATATCGCAAATATATATATTAACCTCCTAAATGTAAGTTATATTATACTTAATACTATAGTTTTTGATCTTGAAGCTTTAACATAAGTTGTTTGGTTTCTTCTGTATAACCAAAATGTAAGCGCTTAATTATATTATTGAAAACCCCATATACAGGACGGTTGTGAATAGCGTAGTTTTTCTTATTTATCTGACCTGATTTAGTATTTCTCTTGGCCATATCTATAAACCTATGTTTAGCTTCGTGCTCATAGACTAAGGTAGTATCATCGATACTGAAACGACGATTAGCCATAGTCTCTTGGCTGAAATTGGTTGCATTTTCTAACATTGCTTTATCAATGTTTAAAGACTCCTCTCGCAAAACCTTTTGTATATAAGCTTTTTCAACTAAAGCTTCACGAGTTTTTTTCCTGGTCTGCAGTAGGTCCATCAATTTTTAATTTACCAGCTCGATAAAGTATATAGAGCATATTTTTAACATTACGACGTTCTGGTCTAGTGTAATTATAATATTCACTAGTCTTCATTTTTAAATCCTTGTGAGCATTAGTCTTATTAATAACATTAAGAAACTCACCTAATATTTGTTGTTCTGTCATTGTATAATATTAGTCTTTTTGACTAATATATACAATTAAAATTTAGTTTTCATAGTAAATGATATCGTCCAACCGTGGCACCCTTCGTAGTCCCAAATTGGTTTCATTGAAATACTTGAAGTATCAAGCCACATCATAAAACCACAATCTTGATTGTTACTGTCCTCATATGAAACCTGAGCATCATATTTATCCTGAAACATTGTTTTCTCAACTAATCTTGCTGTTTGTTGCGTATCGTGGATAATATCTAAAAATTCTTCGTGAGTAATGTCATAGCTTGTTTTACAAAGAACTATAAACTGTATCTGGTTATTTTTTATAATAGAATCAACTACACCAACATTGTTATTATCTGGAATTACTAAGTAAAGCAAATGTTTATTTTCTGGCGAGATGTCACCCAAGTCTTTAACCATCTGACTATCATCAATTACCGTTTTATTATAGTTAATTTGCTCTAAGCGAACCTTTAAACTATCTCCATAACTTCTAAGATCATTGACTGTTACCATAGCTTAGTATTTAATTTGTTTGTGTGTCTTTAACCCTTTGCTTGCTCTCTATATCATTTTTACGCACATCATACATTAACAACAGTACTTCCCATAAATTGGTGTTATTAACGTCTTTAAGCGTACCCAAGACGCCACTTTCAGCCAAACTAAAAGCCGTTGCTTTCATACCTAGACCGGGCATACTAGATGCAGTAGTATTATCTGTACTATGACTCTTAAACAATATGCTTAGATTTAACTCTTTACCTTCCCAAGTTACAGATGCGCTAGTTATATAATGCTGAAAGCTTGCAAGGAACATATATACCCCATAAATATATCCAAAACCAGTATGTTGCAACTTCTTTGTTCTGTTTTCAATTTCACTGCTTTTGTATTTAACACCCTTTTTTCTATAAAAAATAGCTGCAAGATTATAAAGCAACTCAGGTTCTGGATGGACCGCATATGTTGCAAAAATATTTAATGCATCAACATATTGTCCAAAAGTGACATCTCTTAAATAATCTTTAGGCCCATAATATTTGCCAATTGAGAAAGGTATAGTTGGTATCGGGTTGTGATGATATTCTTGACGTATAATTAACTGGTCACCTTCATCTTTATTGAAAAAATCATCAATTAATTCAGAAACAACATAAATATTACTATTAATATCTTGCTCTTGGACTTCAGATAAATTCCGATTAGTTGGTACCATATTAAGAAAACGGTATACTGCTGCAAAACGGAATTGCAAGTAATCTATTTCTCCAGTTTGATACCTGAAAAGAAGCTCACAAATGTCTGCGTATTCTTCTGGTGTACATTCTCCTAAATGAGAAGGAATGTTAAATTTATGACCACGTTCAGGAACCTCTATAGTATTCATAAATTCCAGATTAGTTTCTTAGAAATACTTAATTCAGCAGCTTCAATTCCCTTGCCATATTTCTTCATAATATCTGCGTGCATTAGCTCATAGTTATAACCCTTAATTGGGATATATTTTGAACCTTTAAAACCATAGGTTTTTTTTAAATATTTATAAACCTGAGCTTTAATAAGTTTGCGCTTGATATCACGTTTTTTAATGGCATTATCTATTGCATAATTTATGTCATCTATCTCAACATCTGTTATATTGCCATTTATTTTATGCCATAAAAAAATAAAAAATTGTTTAATTGATTTTAGGAGTTTCATTGGTATTTATTTAGAAATTATTAATTAAGTGCTAGCAAATGCACTATCATCATTAAAATTTAAGTTGAGATCTAAATCTTCAATAGTAGCAGGTTCTTTTACACCCTCATTTTCTTTCGAAATAATATCTTCAATTGACCTCATTATTTTTTCTGCATCCTGGTTAAATTGTTCGTCTGCTAATTGAGACTGAAGAAACTCTGGGGTCTTTGTAGCTCTTACACTCATTCTATCTGAGGTGTATTGTTGCAAAACGCCTTCAGGAAATAGAGTTACAGTTAATCGTTTCATTGCCCAGGATAAAGCATAATATGCAACAGCATCTTTTATTAAATTAAACAACAGCTCCTCATTCTCATCAATTGGTTGAGATGATTTAATCTTAGATTTAAAATTCTCATAGCGTTCTTTTCCAATTGTAGGTAATATATGTTCTCGTTCTGCTTGTTTTATTCCTGGCATTAACTTAGTTAAAAGTAGTCTTGAGTTAATTGGAAATGAATTATCAAAATCTGCAGTAGTGTTTATAAAATGACCCTTTAATTTTAAGTTAGCAGATGATGTTTTCCACATTTCTCCACCTTCAGCTTCTAAATAATCTAGCAAGTCATCAAGAGCTCTATAATACTTACGCTCTTGATTTATATCATCTCTATGAATATGGTTTTCAAACGGAGTAACCTCTTTTTCGGTCTTACGCATTAACCGCCCATTGTTGGTATGTTTTAAATCATTTGTAGGAGCGAATGACCTATAAGCGTTTAACCCAATTGGGTATCTTACATGTTCAACAAGTTCTGATGAAGAGTCATCATTTAAAATACCATACGTATCTGCAACTAAATCATAAAAATCTGAACCTATGAAACGTATCATTTCTTTAGTGGCAGAACGCAATTCTGGCTTTATATTTCTAAATGTCATATCTGCATCCACAAACCCCAATAACTCCTTAAAGTCTTTAGAAAAACCTTGTTCTTTAAATAATAGTCTCATATTAATTATTTATTATGCGTTTACCTGGTGTTGTTTCACTTTCTAATTTTGTAACTGTTCTATAAAACCCAATCTTTAATCCTTTTTTTGGATAATTAGCCATAAGAGCGTAATTCAGAGGTTTACAGACTATCATTTCTGGTATATCAACGCCTGAATTAATATAATTTTTAAAGGCATATCCTTGTTCACTACCACTATCTGAGTTACCATTTGAGCTTACATTACCTAATGATGGGTGTAAACCAAAAGTGCTAGCAATAACCCGATCTGCTTTGTCTGAAAGCTTAATATGTGCATCAATAAAATCTTTTACGTTTTGATCTATAGGTTTTAATTCCCAGCCGTGCTCTTTTATATCTTGACCATCAACATTTATCATTTTTTCTGAGTGCCAAAACTTTCCTACATTCTGTTGACCAGATAAAACTTCCGCAACTTTCTTTAAGAAATTTTTTTGATAGGTTGCGAATAAGGATTCACTATACTCTTTGTTCTTTTTGTGACATTCATCTTTTATTTGCGAGCGCTTAGCATCCCAAAAAGAAGATGGTGATTGTAAATGATATTTTACATTCATTGAGTTATCACTCAATGCTTTGAATATGTATGGTATAGCGGTAGAACGTCTTAACCATTCTAGTGAACCATACAAATCTGGAACAGTATAGTAATCTGTAGCAAAACTGTACATATTAGAATAGTAAATACTATTTCGTTCAGCAAAAGGATTGTTATGATCAAATAACTTATATGCCTTATAGTCAGTTAAGTTATTAATGTGATTAAAATCCCAATCAGTAACAACTGCGTGTGTTGGTTTTGAAAAGGCCAACTTTATCTTAGAAGCTAAACGCGCCTTGTTGGGCGAAACGTGCTCTAATTTTGCAATATTATTTTTACCAATCCTTCCTCCTCTTCCCTGATAAAATTTAGTGAATGTGCCTTTAATGTGTTCCCAATCAGTTGAACACCTCATTAAGTAATCCTCTCCACCCCAAGAATTAATCCAATTCCAAACATCCTTATCGTACACCCATTGTCTCTCAAGATTACCATTCTTAAATGATTCTTTATACAACTGAGGTCCTTGACCCCACATCATTTGCGTTTTCTTGGTTAATTGAGAAGACGCCATATAATGGTTTTGTATCACCTGACGTATTTGCTCAGGTAAATCATTTTGATCACCATATGGATGAATACGATAATCACCTATCATAAAGTTGTTGTATCTATTCCAGTCTAGGCTATCAGTTTTATTTTGTTCATTAGCTAGATCTCTAGGCCTCTCTGTAACCTCATAAGAAAAGGCTACATTACCACAGTCTATCAATCCACCAGTATCGTATTGCTCTATCCTCATTTTAAATCGCAATTATTAAATGTTAGTATAAGAGGTAAATAAGCAAAACCGTGTTTACCCGTGTCTAAATCTGTATAGGCAATAAGTACCTCGCTTTTAACTGACATTTTAGAAGACATACCTGTACGTAATACAGCCCGTCCAATTATTTTTAGACCGTTAGACTCTCCGCGTTTCTCACTATAAGACCAGAAAGAAAAAGAAAACGGAACGTTACTAGATGATAACTCCCTCATACGTTGTAAAGCGGTATAAACCTTTGTTAATGACATCTTATTCTTTTACACAATGATACAATTGGTTGTTCATAGTGTTTGTGACATGAACTAAATCAAGGGTCAACAAAGGTTTACGGCATAAGTGGTTGGTCTTATGTCGTCATATATCTAAAGATTATATACGATGGCAATTGCACAAATAGAACTCAGCGGGACGGGCGAAGAAAGGCTGACACAAAAAGTTTTTTAAACTTTTATGGTTAGTTGACTGATATTCAATTATTTAATAAAATATATTTTTTAAATTCCTATTAAACATTCTAATATTTATTTAAAAGATTTAGAACTAAAAAAGGAAGAAAATTAGTTAAAAATAAGCTTAATAATTAGTCATATTGACTAATATTTCTTATCTTTATGTATATAAACAAATAAATATTATATCATGGAAAAAGTTGTAAAAGACTTAAAGTCAACGCCTAAAGGCACAAAAAAAGTAAATGGTTCAACTTCTGAAAAAACTACACCAAAAGTAGAGAAAAGCAGTACTAAAGTTGATGAAATGCTAAGACCAAGCGCAGAAAGCAGAATAAAAAAACTGCAAAACTTTCAACTCATGGCAGATAAACATGCCTTTCTACAAAACAAAAAAGATGAATTAGAAAAATTTATCATAAGTAGTGACGGAACAAAGGAAAAAATAACCCTTTCCAACGCTAAAGGTTTTAATATGGATATATCTAACTCACAAGTAGTTGAGGAAATCACAGAAGTAGTTGCAAAAAAATTGCAAACATTTTTAGATGCAAGCGAAAAGGAAATTTTAAAGTATAGCATCTAATAATAATAAAAAAAAATATCCCCTAGGTTTCACGGACTTAGGGGATTAACAAATAAATATTATCATCATGGTTAATAATAACATTCAACACAAAAGTACTTCATTTAAATTGTCTGACCAAGTAAAAGAATTATTGTCAAATATGGGTTTTTCTTTTGCTTTTAATTGGGCTGATTTTAAAGATTATAAAAAGCAATGTATTAATGCGTTTAACGTAGCATATGCAATTGCAGAATGTTTTGTAGTTAATGCAGATTTGCCAAGTGATTACGAAGATTATTTATTTTAAAATCTAAACATTATGAGTACTAAAAAACAGACTATTCAAGAAAAAAGAGAGCATTTAAAAAACCTATCTAACAAAGCACAAGCGATTAGGGAGCAATTACTACACGATTGCAAAAATGATGCAGAAATTCAAGCCGTAAACGCTTTAAAGGTTAACGATATAATTATTGAATATCTACACAAAAACCCCACGCATAAAGAATTTAAAAGCTTTAAGGGGTGGATGAAAGAGGGAAAATGCGTTAAAAAAGGTGAAAAGGCTTTTTTGGTATGGGGTAAACCAACAGAAAAAAAAGAGGACGGCACCACAGAACCAATTGCAGAAGATGAAAATGGTAATATGTTTTATCCGGTTTCATTCGTATTTAGCAACGCACAAGTAAGAGAGTTAAGCGATGCAAGTAGTTAAAACCACAGACATACAAAATGATTTGAGGGAATTTAATTCCCTCTTTTCATTAATAGCATATAGACACGAACCTTCACGGGTTTTTGATGATTTTCTAACCATTGTTATTTGTTGCCTTGCAAGGCAAACGCAAGAAGATTTATATCACGAGACAATTAAAAATTATAATACAGATGAATTAAACAATTTTGCAAAATTGTTAGGTAGCTTAATGATGTATTATGATAAAGAAATCAGCGTGGGCGATTGGTGCGACCCTTTAGGCGATTATTACGAAGCAATTGCTTGGAAAAGCAAAAAAAAAGGTTTCGGGCAATTTTTCACGCCAAAATCAATTTGCAGTATGATGGCGCAGATAACACAGAAAAAAAATGATTTTGGTAATACAATTAATGAACCTGCTTGTGGAAGTGGCAGATTAATTTTAGCAAGTAACCACCAAGCAGAGGGTAATAAATTTATTGCACAAGATTTAGACCACGTTTGTATTAAGATGTGTGTAATAAATTGTGCATTTCACGGTGTTAGATGTGATGCCTTTCATATGGATAGTTTAAGAATTACAGAGCCTTATAATACCTATGTAGTTAATCACGATTACTACAAGACAGAAACCCCTTGCATTTTTAAAATTTCGCCCTAGCGGGCGAAATTTACTTACCAAAAAACATTTTATCCAACAATAACTGGTTCACTCCATTGTTGTGGCAATCTACGCTCACTAAGTTTAACCCACTTAGGCCTATACATTAGGTATTTAAAAGCATCACTGAAATTTGTACTATACATTGGCAATTTTCTAAGTGGTAACTTTTCTGAACTTTTATCTTTCTGCAGGCGCATACTTCCGTTTTTGTCCTTTGACATTTTTATTTTTGCTAAACTTAAGCTGCTTTTTAATTCTCTACACTGCAGCTCGTCTATGCGAAGCTGAGGCAATCCTTCGTAGTAGTCTCCCATAAATTTTTTCATAAAGTTAAATTCCTGCTCGTGATAAATATCACCTTGACCTTCACTCATTAAATTTACTTTCCAACCCGTACTTTTTCCCTCATAATTTTCAATATGGTCTTTAATTTCTGTGGCCCAATCTCGTTTTATTTTTTTGTATTGGTTTCCAGCCCGGTCATAATACATATTTAAAACCTTACGACGATGTGGCTCAAAAAAGTCTAGGAATTGTTTTGCTAGCTCTTTACTGCTTTGTGGCGCCAATGTATAGAAGTTCTTTAAAACGTTGTAATACCTCCTTGCATCCTGCCCTATAACCATACTAGTCATATCTCCAAAATCTATCCCGCAATCTAATGGAAACTTTGCATTACAACGCTTTAAAGCATAGCTAGTTGGTGTAATTGCATCATTTAACCCGTAATTATCAATGTAATATTGATTATTTACACCATCGCTATAAAAATGATGATCGCCCAGGTTACCATAAAATTTCTCTCCTTTTTTTACATTAGGACGCAACGATAAAATTGATGCTTTAAACTCTTCAATACCGTCACTCTCCAGTACGTCTTTATAATAACCCGCCTGAAGAATGTCTGCATTTACGAAAGACGATGCTATATAGAACAGGGTGCTATCCACACGTGTCTGCATCCACTTCATATACCATCGGGTATAATTTTTTTGAATGAGATCAATTTTATGTTGCGGTGCTTTTTTTCTGCAGGCCTCATAGAACTCATGGCGTATCTCATTTAAAACAGAACCAGCTCTTAATGCTAGTTTCATTTTCTCGATATCCATATTTTTTTCATTATCTAAAATCCAGTCAAAATCACCTTCTGTTACATTAGGCATATCTGTTGTAAAGGTTAAACCTCTATAATAAATACTGTGTGCAACTTCAGGAAAACCACGCCTTGCCGGCATTAATTTCTTTAGCTTGTTTGGGTTAAGATACTTTGCTTCATCACCAAATATATGCTGGTATGAGTTACCTGCTAAAGAGGATACCTGGTCCATACTTCCTATATTGAAAAAACAACCGTTATGTATAGATATGGTATGCTTGTAATTTAGAATTGGTGAATACGGAATATTAAAGTGGTCTGGAGGTCGCTCATCTGTAACATAATGCACACCTTCTATCCAACCCTTACGCTCCCTCCACCCTTCAATTATCTTGGGTACAATATTGGTAAGTGCATTTACATATGTATCACTTACCAGGGCAAACATAGCTCGTGGCATATCATAACAGATATCTATACTCCTATCTGCAAGTATATCTGTAGATTTTGCTGTACCACGTCCTGATACAAGGTGTAAGTTTTTAGGTGATATAAAATCTATTCCTTGTTTAAGCCAAGACGCATAACGGCCTTCTACATTATCATTCCCTAGGTCTATCATCTTGGAAGAATTTTACCGGCAATAACATTGAATCTCGTTTTGCCATAATTTTTTGAGGCTCTGTTAAGCCTTCTAATTCATCTATAAATGTACCTAGCTTATACCTGTCCATTGGCATCATACCTAGGGCCTCTGCATTACTAGTATATAATTTTACTGGTTTAGCCAACAGCTCGACCGGAAACTCCTGCCCATCTGTTTGGTCTAACTGCAGCACTTGGGCTACACTTTTGATTTCTTTAATAGCAGCTATAACTTCTTTAGCATCCTTAGCTAAAACTAATGCTGTATTAATTCCTTTTTCCATAAGGTCTGCCAAACGATAGCGGTGTGCATTTTTGCTTATGGTCCTATCTCCATAGAAATACTCTAACATTTCATCGTGCAGCTTTGCTGCTAAATAATTAGAATACCCGTTAAACTTGACTAAATGATTGATAATAGCATCACGGCTACCATAATCTTTAATACGTAAATGCATCCCGTGTACTTTTTCAAGCTCAAGTGCATATTGTAAAACCTCAGATGGTGCGTTAGTCATATCACCGTGATCACGAAACTCTACTAAATCTTCTAAACTTAAATCTTTAATCTTATCCAACATTAGTCTGCCATTTTATTGAGAAACCCACCAAATAATATTTGATGTTTAATGTCTTCTGTCTTACGTCGCTCCACTTCTTTAGTATGTTGTTGGTCTGCAGTAAGGTTTCCATTTTTAGCATTCTCTAAACGTTTTTGAGCAATAATAAACTCTGCTTGTAACTGCCCTTTATCATATCGCAAACGAACCTCGCTTTCTTTGTTATACCAAGCACTCAAAAACTTAGCCTTGTCTACATCAAGGTATTTAGAAATACGCACAGGAGAATAATTGCAAGCTGCAAGATCCTCGATAGCTTCATATTCTTCTTCTGTTAAACTCATTTTAGACAGACCTTAAACCGCTTTTGTCTGCGACGTGGCGAACATTAACGTTATTAAATAATTCCTTTCTGAACTCAAACACGCTTTTGCTATTTGCAAAGAGGTATTGCTCATACATTGCGTTCTCACTCCAATTACCACTACCCTCGACAATGTAATGACCTTCATCTGTTTGCATTAAAGCTACTTTTGCGTGAGACCAACAAAACTGTACTTTAATATTTCCCCTACTAGATATCATTGCCGTAAGCAAATCAATAGTCTTTGGGTTTCTCTTAATGAGGCTATCACTAATGCACAATGTAATCGCGTCTATCAAGCCTTTATCGTGAAGCTCTACAAGAGCCTCAATAGCTCTGCGACTAATGCTGTAAGTAGCAGCGTATAAATGTCTTATTGTATGCAGTTTTGCTACTGCAGGAATAAACGTAAATGCATTGAATTGATTTTCTGTCTGCAGAAACATAAATTCTTCATTGCTTGGCAACCTCTTTAGATCTTCCTCCAGATGAGATAGCTTATCAAAATGCGCTAACACATACTTGGAGCGAAAAACGGAAGACGCAGCGCTCTTAACTGCTGCACCTTCCGGTTTTTTTATGTCAAAAAACTTATTTTTCATCTAAGCCCAACTTTTCAGCAATGAGCTTACGCTTGGCCTCATGACCATTAATTACATCCTGAATCTTTTGTTTTGACTCAGTTGTTTTTGCTTTTTCAAGCTTTTTCTTTTCCTTAGAGATGTACGTTGCTAAGTTTTTGTGTGCTTTATGGGCATCATTATCACTTAAAAGTGATACCTCTTTTTGAAGCATCTCATCTTCAAATATTGGGTGATTCCCTAAGATTTCACCGTGTTCTTTGTAATGATTTAATTCATCAAAAATGTCTTGATTAAGCTGAAAGTCTGCCACAGCATCACTCACCAAAGCTAAAATATCCTCTTGTGGAAGGGTTTGATTATCTTTTTGCTTGAAGAGTTCTTCACGCGCGCTAATAACCGCATTATATGCCGTTAGCTTGTCCGCTACTAAGACTTTAAGCTTATCTGGGCAATCCTTATCTGCTAAGAATGGGAATTGCTCTCGAAGTTTTAAACCTGATTTTGCATCGTCTGGAGCGTTTATGAATGGATTTTCAAATGCAGGCTCTTGAAGTGCTTTTTGTTTTTCTAAAAGATATGCTTTAAGGTCGTCTCCTTTTTGCGATTTTAACTCGTCATCAAATGCAGTTGCCAACTCATTAGCCAGTGGTTTTAGCTCTTTAGCATAATTTGCGTTTTCTACATCAAGTTGCAATACAGCAGCTTCTAACTCTTTAGAGATTTCGATTTTCGGGACACTTGTTTCGTTTTTCGAAACATCTGTATTGTTTTGAGCAACTATTGGTGTACGTAGTTCAACATCTGTAATTCCATATAATTTTTGCAAGTCATATATAATTGTTGACATACTTTCTTTTGTTGCGCCCATTTGATTATATAAACGCATTTGCACGTGATTTACAGCCTTAGTTGTGCGTAGCAACTTCATTATCTCATTATATTTTTCGTGTAACTCCATAGTGGCACACGTAAGGATAATTAGTAATTGTGATTTAATTGATTTCATAGTGACGATAGATTAACAAAGTTTAATATTTACTCAAATATGGCAATTGCAATTGCCTTGACGTGTGACATGAAAAAAAGCGATACCGTAACAGTATCGCTTTTTCCTCCCTAATCAAGCGTTTAGCAGTCTTTCTGCTAAGTACGCTTACGTTCAATGAAATATGATGTTGAACCATCGTTAAATAACTCAAGATCTATAGTTGCTCCGTCTAAAGCTGTCCATTGCGCACCATTCTTTAACAAAATAGTTTCGCCGTCTCCAACTGGAGCTCCATTTGATAAGGTTGCAGGATCTGAACCACCATCTCCAACAAGAGTAACAAATGTTCCAGATTCAAGGTCTTCATTTTCCACCTCTAATGCTGCAGTAGTTTCAAACGGTGCTAATTGATATACATTGCCATTAGCTTGAGAAGCTGTAACAGTATTACCGACTACATCTGTATAATTTCCTGTAGGTAAAGCACCAATAAAACGCCCTGGTAAACGATTAGTTTTTTGGAATTGCTCAAAAACTAACGAGTAACCTAATGACTCATTGTTATCTGTAAAGCTTGGCTTTAACTGAAGTGGAGCACAAGTTGTACCAAATACTTTTTTAGTAGCACTATTACAGCTACCATAAATAAGTATTACGTTTTGACCTATAAGATTTTGAATTAACTCTTCAATCTCTAAAGAGTCTCCAGGATGCATCCCTTCAAATTTGTGTAAAAGTGAAATACTATCTTCTTCACCTTCACCAGAAACTGTAGGTGCCTGTTTAGAAGCAGTCATATAGCATTTTATAGGGCCTTTTCCTTCTTTAAAAGTGAAATTTCCCTCCAACACTACGCCTCCAGCATTACGAACTGGCTCTGTAGCTAAATCATCTGTGAAAATGATAGAAATATTTGGTGACTTACCTCTTGGTGCACCAGGAGATAGATTTGATCTATCCTTAAAAACTGAACTTGGTGTAAACATAATTTTATGTATTAAAGCCCGCTATTGCTAGCGGGCATTAGATTATTATTTATTAAGCTCCTGGAGCAATCTCTCTAGAAGTTTCCATCCATACGCCGTCTACCAATACAAAAGAAATTGTATCTGTAGCTGTTGCTAAAATAGCATCACTACCCACAGCAACATTACCAGGAATATTACTTACCGTAAATGAGCCCGTGTCATTTCCCTTGATTGTAAGTTCTTGGTTTTCTGCACCATTGATAATTTCAGTTAAAGTTTGATTTGTAGTACCCGTATAGTTTTGATCGCTACCATCTGAAGCATCAACTACAGTGCTCATAAAGTTTACTGGGTCTGGAGTAGTAACTTCAGGTTCAGTAGTACGGCTTAACTCTTTTACCTTACCATCTGCTTGAACGTAAAGTGTTATTGTCCCGCCAGAACTTAAATCGAAATCTGAGGCTAACAACAACTCTGAGTTATTCTTTACATTCTTAGCTGCTGCCATAGATGCGTTACCACGTATTTTTAATACTTGGCCTGTATAGGTGTTGTTAATCTCTGTAATGTCTGTTTTCCACTCTGGAGCAACTTGCATATTGCTATACTTTATATTTAGCTCTCCAGTACCATCGTCGTGTGCAGGAACAAAAGTATCTGCAGAAAAGAATGGCTGACCGTTTGTCCAAATGGTTTGCACCTTAAATTGTGCAGGGTCACCATCTTTAACTTTGTTACCAATATGCTTAGCACGTATACCTTGCTTATAATCTGCATAGGCAGAAATTACACGTCTTATCATATCGAAATGATACATAGACTTTTCCTCTGGAATGTTCTCTAAAATCTGAATGTTATCTCGTGTTGTGATAAACATAAAGTTTGTACCTGCTAAGTCGTGAAGAATTTCAAAACGGATGTTTGGATATAATTCAATATTCCATACGTTTCCATTGAAATCCATTTCTATTCCGTGAATTTGACGGTAACGTCTTGCATAAGCTCTAGCCCAATCTTCGGACATATAAAAATCTAAAGGTGTATTGCTACGAACTTCTTCAGGTATGTTCTTTTCAATAACATCCTTAACGTGATCCAAGATATTTTCATTTGTAGGTGTTCCTACATTTGCAATCTTATATTGCTTTTTGTAATGGTATGCATACCAAAATTGGTAAAGCAATCCATCTTGACGATTGATAAATCTTCCTGGTGTAGTTGCATTGTCTGGAGTTGCAACGTGAATTCCCTTAATAGAAGAGATACGGTCTTCTATACGTGCCTGAGCAGACAGCTCTTGTAATAAAAAGCCTACAAAAGACATTTTATATGGCTGAGAACCACCACCTACAAATTTACTTAACCAAGATGCCTCATAGTCCTGCAATTGCTTGCCTATAAACTCAATATCAACCTGTACTGGCCATACCTTACCAATCTCTGCTTGAATCTTTTGCTTGTTTTTGGCTAACCAAGGTAATTTACGTGCTTGCGTAATTTCACCAGAAACAATTGTTGCATCTGCCACCTGATCTGTAACACCCATTTTCTTATCCCAATGTGATGGTAAACCAAAACGATCGCGAATTAATGATTGAACAACTGTTGGGTCCTCTCTGAAATAGTGGTCCAGGTCATTATTAAGCTTGTCGATATTGATACCGTTTTCAGCGGCCCAGTCTGTAGGTTTACTAGATAACCCAGCTGCTTGCTTATTCCAGTTACGTCCCTCAAAGGCATCGTAACCCTTTCCACTTGCTAACAAGTGTGTATTACTGTGTTGCATATTTCCGTTTGGTTTAGTTGACCCACGTGCCTCAGGAGAATCGCCTTCCGGATCATTAATTAATTTTTGTACTAGCTCCTCATTGCGTTTATTACTTTCAATAAGCGCAGTTGCTAATTTTCGAACCTCTGCAGATAAACTCTCACCTTCTTCGGTGCCTTCTTCTACTGCTTCAATAACAGTATCTACATCTGCATTAGTACCTTCTAGAGCTGTTGCTAATTCTTGGCGAATAGCAGACAGGTCTTCGTCTTTTTGTTGTTCTTTAAGGATGTTTGTAGCTTCCTTATCGATTGCATCAATGGTTTTTTGAGCAAGCTCCTCACCCATTTTCTCTTTCATCTTATCTTTCTGGTCATCAGAAAAATTTGATTTGCCACCCTCAATCGGTATTTCCTTGATGCCAAGGAGAACCGAGAGCATTGCGATGGTCTTTGCTAGTCTTTTCATAGTTTAGATTTATAATTAATTAATAGACTCCTTTTTTAAGCGACCTCAGAAAGCATTTGAGCTATATTCATAGCGTCTTGCATTGTGCCGATTTTGTTTATCATATTTAGGCTAAGGGCTTTTTCTGAACCAAAAACACGACCTGACAAAACGCCTTCCTCTTCGATAAGATTTGGGCAGCCTTGTTTTACTGCAGTTTGAAATTTCTCTGCTACATCATTTAACTGAACTCTTAGCATTTTTTTACCTTCCTCGTCGTTCTCCCTCATTTTGCGCCATACTTCATTCTTATGCTCACTTAAGTCTGAATAGACTTCTTCTTCTTTTACGCCTAGGTTTTTCCAATATTCAGTAAGGTCTAGCCAATGTGTTACCACTCCAACACTACCACAACCAGAAGAAATATTGTTTAATGCCATTTTATAATCACATACTGCATTGAGAATCCACCAATGAAGACTATAAGCAGAATCAAAAGCGCCCACAATAGGTTTACGTTTACGTTGTGCAAACTCAATAAATGGTGCTATAGCGGAAACAGCTCCTCCTGGACCATCGACCACTAAAACTATTGCAGCAACATTGTCTATGTTGTTAGCAAAGTCTAATTGAGCAACTACTTCATCTGCACCTTGCACCCACCAATTGCCATATTTCATCATTACGCCTACAACGTGAATGACAGCTATAGAACCTGCAGGAATTTCTGCAGTACTAGATGGATTAAGTCTTTGGAGGTTTTCTGAATAAAATGATATTAGTGAAGGACCATATTCTTTTTCATCGCGTTCTTGCTTTTGAGAACTTCCTGATTTAAGGGATGCACGAAATTGGTGTAGGTAACGGAGATCCATTAACCATTCACTATGTGTAAGCTCGTAAAGTAAAGTATTGACACTCATTGCAATTGTTTGGTGTAAAATTGCCCAAACAGTATAGCAATAGGTGTGACATGGTTTTTAGTTACTCTTTATTGCTGAAGTAGCCAGAGTCCGTTCTTTATAACTTTATGAAGGTCTGCAGTATTTTTAGCTTCTTGAAGTTGGTATCTTAATTTACCATAAAGAGATTTGTAGCTTGAATTTAGTTGTAAGTATACAAAGCGCTCTCCTAACTCTGCTTTAACTTGACTAAATTGGTTTTGAAACGAACCGTAACCAGTTGCTCCTTTGTGCTCTGCATCATAAAGTCTTGAAAATTTATGAGGTATTGATTCTTCTAACTTAGAATTGAGAATATGCACTTTATGCATAAATTTATTAAAGTCCCTAGACATTTGCAGTCGTGTTGCCATAGCGCAAATCTAATTAACCTTTTTCAAAATCTCTGTGATTGCCTTAGCTTGAGATGACAGATTTTTAAATACAATAAATAGAGTAATTGCCACTATTAAGGCTAAACCTAGCATAAAGTAAATAATTACTTTAGAATCAAAATTATGCTCTGTAGCGTTGTCTTTTTGTTTAATTGCTTCAATTAGCAGTTTGTTAGATTTTGTAAACTCTTCAATTGCACCGGAAATACATTCTACGCCGCTTACTTGACCAACCTCATTATACCTGACCACTTGTGTGGTACCAGTAACATAATTCTTTTTTACAATTGTAGTGTCTTTATATGTGATTTTAGGAACTATATATCTAACCGTATCTCCTTTTCTAAAAACTTTAGTTTCTGTAATTTCTGATAATTGACGGTCTGTTTTATTTTTAAGTGATTTTTTTTGAATATCACAACTGTTTAAAATAACCAATCCCAATAATAGGGTTCCTATCATAAATAAAAATCTTAGAATAGTTTTCATAACATTATCATTTTATGAGATTCTGGAATACGTGCCAATAGCTTATGCTTTATCTCCCAAATTTGTATTGCTTTATCCTTATTGATGTCGAATAAAGGATTCCATTTTGCTATTCTTTCTGCGCTCAACCTACTTGTGTGTAAAACCCAGCCATCTGGACGACCAATTGCTGCTGGAAAAAAAACAGCCAGATAAACATCTGCATAGCATTTAATTTTAGATTTATAGGGCTTTAAATACAACTCAACATATCTTAATTGCTCTAGAGCTGTCATTGCTCTTAATTTTGATGTAGTAGTACCAATGGCTCTAGCTGCGGCTTTACCGAATTGAATAAGGCCAGTATACCCCAAGCTATTTGTAATAGAAGGATCAAAACTACCACCTGTTTCTAACTCTATAACTCCCATTAACCAATTAGGATTAATTTGAAGACGCCTTGAAACATTAATTATTTCCTGTAAAAAATCTTTTACACATGATTTTAAAGTATGTTTCTTTAATTTATTTACGTGTACTAAATTTTTCAACTCCATAACTAGCTTTTAAATTTTTTTGAAACTTGCTCTACATCTAATAATTCTTTAAGATTGTCTCTAGCATCATACATAAGTTGCTTTACACGATCATATCCCTCTAAATTCATACCTGCAATTTGATCAAAACTTATACTTAAGTAGTATGTGGCTGTTGGCCCTGTTTTTATATAACACCCAAACATAGATTTTGTATCGTGCTTGTTTAAATATGGTATAGTTTGTGGCTCATATATAGATGAATTTTTTTTTACGTCTGTAACATAATACCCTAAGCCTTTTAGGAGTAACAACCTTTCGGAGTATTCTGCATAACCAGGAGTTAATAATATGCCTTTACCACCATATTCCTTCATAATATCTACACCTCTTACATTGTCTTGTGTATACAAAACACTAAGGCGTTTATCTCCACCTGTTACTGGTGTACCACCACCATTGTGTATGGAATAAATGCTAATACTTGAGGAAGATTTTACGCGCCTTTCCAATGCATACATTATATCATTTATAGACCCATTTTTATACATAAAAAGCTCTGTCTCTAGCTTATTCTTTTCTAACTCAATACTATCTAGTTCCTGCCTAACTTTACGCTCTAGCTCAATTCTATCTAGCATTCTTTGGTATTTGCGTTCATCGCTGTTATTCATGTACTCAAAGGCTTCGCCTTTAATACTCCAGAGAAAAACTAATATGGTAGCAAATAATCCCCAAAAGAAGAGTTTAATCGGGTTTAGACGCTTTATAAATTCTGAGACAGTTTCTGACCAAGCCATTTTTTTGATTCAAATATTTAAACAATATTAACATTTGAATAGAAGGCTTTGTGTGACATGCTTATTAAGCATAGTTATGAACCTGGTTACTGCTTTGAACTGTAATAAACTTTAATCTGGAGTCTTCTTTTTTCCATCGGTAATAATTACGCCTCATACTGTCTGGGTCAAAACCAAATTCTAATAATCTGTATTTGTCTATGAATTGTAGTATACCAATATTTAAGCCCTGTTCACCTTGCTTAGCAACCCATCCATCTAAAAAAAACAAACAACTGTTTCTAAAAAGTCCTTCTAAATACTCGTTAATCATAACAACTCCTTCTTCGGGTATATGAAGAAACGAATTGCGACCATCTGCGTATCTATATACTTTACCGAAACACTCTATCTTACGCTCTTCCTCTGCAATGCTTAGAAATATTGCGTACCTTTTGTCACACGCTGCTGGCTTATCTGATTTTTTAGCTAGCAACCTTATTAGCTTACCAAAATAGTTTCTAGTAGATATTTTCACGGCCTTTAATTTTCTGCCATGTAAATGGGCTTCAGTACCTTGGAATTCTTGAAATAAGAATGGTACTAAATGAGGCCTTATATTTACTGGTACTAATGTTCTTGGCATTACTATAGGAAATTTAGAGTTAGTTCAAAGTCAAATACGTAATTACTGCCAGCATTTGTGTTTGCTAATAAAACTTTACCCGTCGTGTGGTCTACTGTCATATTAACGCCAAAACCACTTATAATCCTTGTGGCATCTGGTCTTTGGTTTGTTGGTAGCGTTAATAGCTCTACATCTGTTGCAGTTGCTGTTGCAGTTGCGCCACCAATTAATATTAATCTGCCATTAACTACATTATAAGTGATGTTTCTTGCTGAGAACGCAGTATTTGAGGTGTTAATGAATGTAGATGTGGATTGCTCTATTTCTTTTAATAATCCAGTCTCTTCATTATATATTACATTAGGAACATTATGAGATTGTAAAGCATTAGGCGCTAACGCCATTAATTGCCCACTATTTTTTGGAAGCGTTACCTCTGCAATGTTTACAAATCTTGTCGGGTCTAACTTAAAAACGGTATGACCGCTAACACCAACTTCTTTAAATGTAAAACCGTTTTCTGTGTTTGTAAATTGAAAATGATCTGTTAATAATTGTGCTAGGTTTTTACCTCGTATTGTAAAATGATTGTCTGCGTGAAAATACACCTCTCCATTTTCTTCTATCCCTAATAAAAGTCGTGTTAATATGCTTTCAAAAGTGCCTTGCACTTCAACACCTGCTTGAATAGTTGGTGCGCCACCGCCTAACGTTCTGTTATCTGAAAATGTTTCTACTTTGTAGTTGCCGTCGGTAGTTTTAAAATTATCCGCAACTACTTCACCATCTATGGTTTGAGATGTTTCACCAGTCTTTTGTACAGAATTATCTGCTTTAATTCCTTGAGCTGCTGTTGCAAGCTCTAAAGGGCTTGGAGACCATTTTTTTATTACATCTCCCTCATTTACTGTTAGTTTGTTAAAACGAACTAATGAATTACTAGGATTACCACCATAGGCAATCACTGTAACAGAAGACCAAGAAGAAGGTGTTGTAAAGGTTCCTTTTTTACTATTTAATCCTGTTCCGCCTAATTCAATTGTATTATTCGGGCTTGAAAAAACCAACCTAATTTGTCCAGTTACAGAACCATTATTAGAGCCGCTTATTAATTCAGAACTATAAGAAAAGGAATATTCTGTATTTGGTTTTAATCGGCTTGCTAACAAGTCGCTATTTTGGTTCGTACTATAAGAATTAAGCACTTCAAAATAATCAAAACCTATTTCAGAATTATTTGCTAGGGCTAACTTAACTAAGTTATAACCAGAAACTGAATCTAAATTTTTATCAAATTTAATATCTAATTCATTTTGCAACCCATTAACATCCTCAATGTCGTGTGTGTGCTCAAAAGGAGCCGCCTCGTCTGAGTAAGCAATTTTTCTCCAAGGTAGCCAAGTATTTTGAAATCTAGTTCTTACATATATATCTTGAGCATTTGCCACATTATGACCGTAAGGGTATGCAACTTGGCAAATATTCACACTATAAGCAATGACTTGAAGGTAATACAGTGCAGAAAGCGGATTTGGTCTGTTTGCACCACCGCTAATAAAATACCAACCTGCTTCTGTAATGTTATTTAAATCTCCATTAGACACTAAGTTATCTGAACTAGAGTGAAATCTCGGTACAATTGCCCCGCTATTGATATGAGTGTTTTTTTCACCAAATTGTATTGAGTTGTCTGCTTTACTTAAACTAGCTTGAATATCTTGCAGTACCGCAAATTCTCTCCAATCTGAATACGTATCTGTTGAAATTTCATACCTAATGAATTTCCTAATTATTGCGCTTCCATATGTAGTAATTTCTTGCGTAAGTCGACCTTGGTAAACGAAATTAAATAATTGAAATGAGTTACCTGCATTAACTGGTCTGTCTGAAGCATTTGTAATGTTTCCGTGATACCCTACTTCTTGTATATCTGAAAATGGAATACCGTTTATAGATGTACCTATACTAAAATTAGGTATAATTAAACCGCTATTTATTGAAGTCCCTTTATCACCATATTTAATTCTATCATCCAATTCGCCTTGCAATTCATTAACTTCACTTATTTCGTGATTATGTGACAATAAAGCATAACGGCCATCAAAAGAAGTTGTAAGCGTATTGCCTTCTTCAGTCTGAATAGACAAGACGCCATTTGTATCATCAAAACTTATAGAGTTAACTACATTATCTACTACCTCACCTTGATTATCGGTGAACGTTGCAACGATGGTAGACCCGTCTCTTTTAGTTAAAGTAAGTTGTTTATTTTGATCACCTGTTACAGTTACATTAATTACGTTTTCTTCATATGCTAAAGCAAAGTTTTCTACATTATCTGATGTTAAATCTTTAATGTATTGAGGTACTGTAGGGTCTGTCTCTAAAGCTTCAATCTCATCCTCTCGTATATAACGACTAGTACCATCATCTGCATCATTTATTAATTGAGACGTTTTTTCTATAACATTCTCAATATCCTCTTCGTTTGTAGTTTCATTAAATTCATAAAACTGATTGGAAGACGTTTGAGAACCATTTAAACCATAAACAGCATTAGGGCCGTTAAAATAAAAGTTACGAGAAACTCCATTAAATAAAGCATTGAAAACAAAACCCTGTCTTGCTGGTTCATTAGGTAAAAGAAGATTAACTTCATTACTTATATGCTCCTCTGCAGAAATAGGGTTCCCGTTTTGGTCATTTGGAGGATTGCCGATTTCACCTAAAGAAATGGTATTACCTGGGTTAATTAACTTAACAGTTTTCTCAATAGGTATAAGTATAGATAAAGGAGCAGGTTCTTCACCTGATCCAAAAACTCTATTTTCTAATGTCCCAATTTGTTTTATTTGCCAAGATTCTTTAATTACATAACTGCCTACTGCATAATATGCTTCAAGAGTAAATACCACATTAGGTTTTAGGATAATTTTATCTTCACCTTCTAAATTGTTTAACCAATGGATTACTCTAGACAGAATGTATTGATTGGCGTTTGTACCAGAAAGATCTACTAATCTGAATTCATTTTTTATGGTAGTTGCTACAAAGTCAACTTCACCCTGAAGTATAGAATGTAATTCTTCTATTTTGTCCCTCAATAAATTCCACTCTGCAGCTGTATATTTAAACTGTGATGGAATACCTTGAGAAGCTGCTAATTGCTCTGCACTATCTTGTTTATCTTCAATATTTACAAATGGTCCTGGCATAAGTTAAGTGTTAGATGGTAAAATGTATGGGAAGCCACCTAGAGTGTTTACACTCAGGTACCCTGACGTAATCATACTTTTTACTGTAAAAGTTATTGAAGTTGTCTTTTCTGTAGAAAGTATTTTGGTTTTTGGTAGCGTATTTTGATAAAAATCATTTCTTCCTAAAAGGATTGACTTTCCGTTAGTTAAACCAATACCAATAAACTTTAAAGATTTAATAGCATTAATACGTTCTGATCTTTTTAAATCTCCATTAGGAAACTGTATAGTTAATGTCTGGGTATAAATTACTCCGGATCTTGTATCTGAACTTTGCTCTGAAAAACTCGCTTTGCCTTTTGAATTATAAAATTCTTTAAAGTTTGAAGATTCTAATTGTGTGTCATAGAAATTTTGGAAAATTTGACTACCAGCTAATGGAATAGCGTGCCCTTCATTATCCATAAATATTTTACAGATATATGGCTGTACTTTAACCTTTTGAGATAGCTCTAACACATTTAGTCTATTTTCTGTAAATATAAGCTAATACAGAAAATTGACTGTGACATGATGTAAAAAAAACTACTAACCAGTATTTTGAATAAGGTTAGTAGTTTTTATAAATCAAAGAATATAAATAATTAATTAATTCGTGGACATTTGAATAAGCTGATAAATCATAGATTCTTTTACCGGAACTTAAATCAAATTCTGATCTTTTCTGAATCCACTCACTATTCGTAATTCCTATGTCTTTATATTCATAAAGTTCTTCAAAAATATTTGTAGCTTTTTCATATTCTGAATACCATTTTTTCTTTATTTGAGAAACAACAGGTTTACATTTGCGAAAGGGTTTTGTTGTTTTTTCAAAATGTAGTAAAATGAAATATTCAAAACAGGGTGCAGTAAAAACGATATTAATTCTTGGAGCATTATTTCTTGCAGTTTCAAAAGCATTAGGAATATTTTCGTGACCATCTTTATCAAAGACAACCCAGGCAAATGAATAACTATTCCTTTCTCTTTTAGCTTTGTTTAATTTACGTTTACATTCTTTAACAAGTCCTAATGGTGAATGATCTTTAGGTTTGAAAATTTCCACATCAATTGATTGAAATTTACGTTTATATTTATTTTGGGTAATTAATCCCCTAAAATAGTTTTCTTCTGTTTCTCCTTCGCATATTATCAACCCACGCTTTCCTACTGCTTTTTTACTTCTTTTACTTCTAAATTTAGACATTAAAATTGAAAATTTAGTTCATTTTCATTAATTACGGGTATAGCACCTAAACGCCCAGACATGTAATATTTTTCATAAGGTGAAGTTGCTCTTACCCCTGAAATATCTGAAATTGAATAATAATGACTACATCCTTCAAATTCCTTTTCAGCAAACCAAACCTGGTCTCTTCTAAATAAAGTATTATCTAGTAAAGAAACATCATGTGTAGCAAAAATTAATTGCGCGTTTTTAGGGTTGGTTCTTTTAGATTGAAAAATTTTAATAAGTACTTTTGTAAGCTTAGGATGTAAACTTTTATCTAATTCATCTATAATTAAAGTTTGCCCATCATCCAAAGCTTCTAAAATTAAACCTCCTATCCCTAATAATTTTATAGTTCCGGTTGATTCATCTTCTAATTTAAATTTAGTAAAACCAACTTCTTTACCATCTTTAAATATTCTATGAACTGTACGTATTTTATGTTTAAATCGATTAATTAAATCAATTTTTTCCTGCTCCGACATTTCTTCAGGTAATGAATTAATATCAATATTTTCTTCACTTACTTCAATGCTTTCGATACCTGTATCAGCTTCTTTCATTAATAAATTCATATTTTCTTTAAAAAAAGAAACTTTATCATCAGCTATACGATTTGTATATACACGAGTCAGCATATCATCAAATGAAGAATCGTGAAAACTGTAAACAAACAGTCCATTACTTAAAAATTTATAAGCAGGAATTAAAGTATTTAATTTATTTGTTGCAGTTTTAGATAAAAAAAGTTGATTTTTATATAATTTATCTTCAATATCCTTTTTCCTCCCAGTAAAATACTCTCCATATTTAATTTTAAAACCTTTTTTTCGTTCAAATAATGTAGCAGGATGATTTTTAGGATAAAATTTTAAAATCTCATATACAATTTCATATTTAGAAAAACCTATTTCATAAATATAACGGACATTATTTTTTGCTAAAAAATCAATTTGAAATTCTGTGGGTTTATTTGAAAATGATTCGTCCAATTTATAAGGCTCATATAATGAAATTATTTTATCAACTTTGAAATTGGATGATTCAAATATTAAATGTTGAAAAGTGCGGATAGCATTCAATAAGTTACTTTTACCTGAAGCATTTCTCCCATATATTAAACTTGTAGTTAATACATTAAAAGATTCAATGTTTACAACATTATCTTTAAGCTCATTTATACTACCCTCAGCTAATAATGAAAAACTTTGCCAATCTTTAATTGATTTGTAGTTCTTTACTTTAAATTCCAACAACATATTTCTAAACCTTAATTGTTTTAGTGATTTTTTTACAAATATACTCTCAATATCTAATATAAGGTTATTTAATTTCTCAAAAAAACTCTTTTTTACAATTTGTGCACCTTTTTCCTTTAACAGTCATCAATAACCAGTTTACTTCACCAGATCTTGAAAATGGCTTATAGTAATGTATACCTGCCTTACATAACAGCTTTCTTGTTTTTTTATAAATCATCAGCTTAATTTTAATTTATTATCTTAAAACACCGCACAAAACCATCGCTAAGTGCAGGTGTTCCTTATCTCAAGTATTTGATTGTGTTTTTTCGTTACTGTCTTAAATTTTTTTATCTATAAACATTTCTCTCAATATTAATAGGCCTTTAGCTTTTTTAAATCGCCCTGGTCTTAATTTAGAGTTGTTAAATAAAAAAGTGAATTGTTTTTTTGCTAACGCAAGCTCATCTTTTGTTTCACAATGCCTAGCAATTAGTTTAATTTCATTAATTGTATATTCCATAACTATGTTGTTTCGAAAATGCAAGCCTCTTCAGTTAACTGCAGTACTTTAATTCTATTTACTTCATTGTCCTCAATCTTTTGAGGTTGATCTGCTATAGAATAGTAGATGTACCCATTTTGGAATGATATTTCAAGGCCCATATAAAAAGAAATTATCTTTTCGCCTTGACTGCCAAAGTTTTCATAGGTAAACACCATACCGTAATCAATTAGTTTCTCTGCTATTTTTACCATTTTAAAATATTTATTTGTTAATCTTCATTTTTCATAAAATTTGATAGGCTGTGGTCCACAAGCGGGATGTAAATCATTTCCTTTTGTAGATACATTCTCAATACAAATGGATCTTCATCTCCTTTAAGAACAAAAAAGCCTTGTACAGATTCTTCATCTGGTGAACAGATTGCATAAGGTTGACCGATTTTTAAGGTTTGTTGATCAAACTTTAAATCTGCCGGTTCTGCTAGTCTCAATTCAATTTTTTTTAAAGCCATACCATATAGGGTTAAATTAATAATTGTAATCCCACACACCCACGCAACTGATTAACAGTTACTTATATTTTTATAGGTGTGGGATGTGTTCGGATTAAAAAAGTATTCCGAACACTTCCGAACACTTCCCACACTATTTCGAACACCTTTTTTATTACTTAAGTTTTTCATTCTTAATTAGTTATATGTTGTGTGGGATTGTTCGAAACTCAAAAAGGCAAATCTCCCTGACTACTATTCATTTTTTTTGAATTAGGGGTCGCAGGGGAATTTGGAAAGGATTTTGAAGCCTTCTCCTCGTCGCTATCAAATAAACTGTTCTGATGGACCTGAAAATCTACTGCACTCCTTATTTCCTCTTCGCAATACAGTAAACTAATATCAACTACATACACGCTTGTGTTGCGAGCATTACGGCCTTTATCCATACGTTCTTTATCTTTGTATCTAACAAAACTTGCTTCATCTTTTAGGCGTTCTGTCATTGTGCTTGTTTGTGGCGGTGCACTTTCACCTCTATACTGACTAAACCATTGGCGTTGTATTCTTATATAACAGCTGGTGAAATTGAAATACAATAAGTTACCATCTAATTTAAAATCGTGACCGTGCTCTAATCTTTCCATATGATTTCCTCTCATACTTGCTAAGAAACAATTCCACCATTTGGTTATAATACTAGCATTACTCATAAGACCCATCTGACGTTTAAGTGTTTTATCAAAATGAGACATCATATCTTGGTGACTGAATGTAAAATCTATATTGGGCACATCTTTAAACATTTTATAAAAGGTGCCCAAAACAGCAAGATTTGTTATCATACGGCTATTAGCATCCTTATTACGCTCTGTAATAACTGCTTTAAACTCTCTAAACGTTGGTTTGAAATTGTTTTTTACCATTTCTCTGTGATGAAGAAAAAGCTCAGTAAAACCACTTATGCCCTTCTTAGTCATATCACTAAGTTTTTCATACTCCTTAGTCTCAGAATCTGTGAATGTGGTTTTATCCATAAAATTCCAAATCATACGAGTGATTAAAGCTTCTTGGTCTGCAGGATAGTTTCCAGTAATTAATGGGGATGATAAAATAGGTATGCTCTCTGTCCCAACGTGACTGTTTATATTTCCACGCTTGTAACCATTTCTATCCCATAGACCTTTAAGAATACCGTCTGTTTGAGGGTCTCCGTTTTTATATTCTGAAAGCTGAGATATTAAGTTGCTAAATTGAGCAAACTCTCTAACTTTTGCTTTAAGAGTTGAAGCTCCTCCTTCTAAATTAATTGGTGTTTGAGGTTTACCGAAAAAGGATTGACAAACATCTGCTAATTGATCTTTACCAGATGATGCTTGGCCATATAAAAATAAAAGAGGGAAACCATCAATCTGATCTACGATAATATCTTGAAACATACTAGAAACTGTAAACAGTAGTCCCATCATACCGTGTTCTCTGTGAACCTTAACTACTTGACTAGCATAATTTGAAAAAGATATAGGTGGCGGATAGCACATAATTTTTTTCTGAGGCTCGTAATGAAAGGGACTGTTTTTAAATATATCATTTGCCGAAGGCACGTAGTAGCTTGTACCTTTATGCTCAAACACTCCGTTTTGGTCTATTTCAATTGGGTCCTCTCCTGGTAATGTAACCTTGTTATTCCATACCCAAAAGCCTTCTGCCTGCCAACCAAGTACATCTATCTTTCGACCTACTCCCATTTTATCCATTAAATACCATTTAAGCTTTTGGTGTTCAGCGCGGCCTCCTCTCCATTGGTAGTTTCCTCTGTCTGTGATTTCGCTTTCAAAACTCTCTGGTTTATTTAATCTGCTTGAAGGAATATCAAATACTGCAGAAACGTTTTCTATATTTTTAACTCGAATAAGCTTAGATGCTTCTTTATCATCATTCATATGCTGAATAACTTCTATAGAAAAATTACTAACTGACTGAAAATTATATGGTGGCTGAGAACCTGTCTGTACCCAAATTTGATTCTTAGCCATAAACAATTGATATTTTTTTATAGTAGCTTCTACCTCTTCTAACTTAATACCTAGATTTTTAGGGAGTCTATAAAATTCATCTGGCTGAATTTCTCCGAACGTTAATGGAGAATTATCTTTATTAGATTTTGAAGTCGGCTTTAACCAAGAATTAATCTGGGTTTTTGACACCTTACTTTTTTGCTGCAGCATACCTGCATATATAGTTCGCATACTTTCATCATCAATAGATTTAATAATGATTGCTAACTTTTTAGCTTCAGATACAGTCTCTATAGCATCTTTGCCTTTAAATCTGTGTTCCATTAACCAGGAAAAACCTTCTTCACGATAATCCCTTTCTTGAGACATTTCTGTTAGATCAGGTTTTTTACCTATCCAGTTTTTCCAAAGTCTTATAGAATCATCTGGGTCTTGATCAAGTAATAACAATTGCACTCTAAAACCTAACTTAAGTAATTGCGGAATGTACTTAAGCATTGCCTTTTTACCTGCAGAGTCAGGATCAAAGCATAGTATAATTTTCTCTGCAAACCTGCGTAGTATTTTCATCTGCCTTAAGCTCACCGCAGTACCGCAAGATGCAATGGTGTTTAAAATGCCGTGCGTTTGCCAAGCAATAACGTCATTATAGCCTTCTACAAGCCAAGCTTCAGAGGTTTCTACAATTGTTTCCTTTGCTTTATCTAAACCAAACCAAAATGTTTCTTTCTTATAAAGGTCTGAATCAGTTGAGTTAAGCCACTTAGAATATTTGCCAGTATTACTTAAATCACGACCAGCCAAACCAACTGGAAAAAACGAATTACCCTTTCGCTCAATTAGTGGATATATGACACGGTCTTTAAAAAAATCTGCAGTGTAGCTGCTATATTCTTTTACAAGGCCAATCTCCTTAGCATCTGTAACACGACCTTGAGGTAAGCATAAATCATAAACAAATGTGCCTCCAGGAGCATAACCAATACGATAGGCTTCCACCTCTTTATCTGTGTATTGGCGCTTGCCATACACCTCTAATTTAGCAGGATGATCTTCTGGTAGGTTTTTAAAAGCTTCCTCATATTTACGAATAGTACTTTCTAATAACGGTTGTAACTCTAATCTACGTTCGTGTATTTTGGTTTGTTCCTTTGCATACTCACTATTATCATACTCCAGAGTAATGCTATATTTAGAAGCTAAATACTCCAAAGCTTCTGGATAGGTTTTTTTTTGAGTTGCCATTAAAAAACTAACCGCAGAAGAACCGCCTTGTCCTGTTGCAAAACATTTCCAAATTCCCTTAGCTGGAGAAACTGTAAAACTTGGGGTGCTTTCTTCCTTGAATGGGCTTAAACCAATATAGTTAGCACCTTGCTTTTTAAGGGTTATAAAATCTTTTATAACTTGTAAAATATCTGCAGTTTCCCAAATTTGTTCAACAACGTTTTCTTTTATATATGCCATTTCACTTCTTTTTAATCAAATTGGTTTTTGGAATTCTAAGTTTATACTGCGAGCCATTTCGAAAGGTCTTGTGAAAAGCTGCTTTACATATTTCACATTTAATATGAGTTATGTGATCTTCGATAATTTCAGAATCATCTACATCTATTGAAACGTCTTGAGACATTTCTCCTCCACACCTAGGGCATTCTACAGTAACAGAAATTTTGATATTTGGGTCTAACTCGAAAAGCTCTTGAAAAGAGGCTAAAAAATATTTTAGTTTGTTATTTCTTGCTATAACCTCTTTAACGTGCTCGTCATTCTTTAAGTTTACGGGTAATCCGTTTACATAATCAAAAGGCCTACTACTCATAAATATTCAGGTTTTGAAACATCAATACTTTTTGCATTATTTATTGAAGCTAACTCTTCATTGAAAGCTTTAAGAAAACCTTCATATCGAGGCATCAAAACTTCTCTATCATCATCAGTAAATTGATCGTGAGTTTTAAGTTGTTCAATATTAGCTTTAACACGATTTATATCGCTTTTAATCGCTTCTGGAGTACGTCCTTGTTTAATAGCCATTATCTGTAATTTTGTGGGTTTTTATACATCTCTTCTAACATTGCCAATTGCATCTTTCTCTGACTTTTAATTTCAACTGAATAGCGTTCGTTCATCAAATAATCATAAAGTCGTTCTATGTGCCAATGGTCCATACTTAAAACTGTAATTAGCATTGCTTCTGTAGGGTTCTGATGCTTATCGTAATTTTTTAAGTATTTGTGATAATGATATTTAGGTCCTAGTTTTGAATCTTTAAAAGCCTTATCGAAATCCTTTTCTGTAAAGTTGTAAAGCCATTGTATGCTAAAGCGCATAACTTCTAAACCTGTGTGTGGTGTATTTAAATTATTCATTTAATGTTTTTTTAAGTCCGCCAATTTTCGGCTTTGGCGGACTGATTGAAAAAAGCGCCTATTTAAAAGGCAGGTATTATTTTAAATGAGAGTAGGTTCCGTCTCCATTATGTTGCCATCTCCTACTTATATTTTTATAAAATTTTCTCTCGAAGGCATAAAGAATTTTCCTTGCAGAAATACCATCACGCCCAGCACTATCAAACAGACACATTAAAGCATCAGCATACTCTTCGGGGTCTTTTATGCCTTTTTGTAAGTTTTCTTCTATCTCATTAATCTCCTCTTTACATTTAACTAATGCTGAAGATGCAGTAGCTTCTGGAAACGTTTTCTCTGACCAAGCCATTCTTAGGCTCTCTAAGGCAATAAATGTTGGATTATCCATTACTGTAGTATTTTTTTTAGACCCGCCTTATAAATTGCCTCAGTGGTATTTTGGGCTCCTAGTTTGGTCATTATATTAGTTTTGTGATTATTTAATGTGGGTTCTGCAATACCAAGCTCATGAGCAATTAGTTTAACAGGCTTTCCAGTTTTTAGAAGATCTAAAACTTGTAATTCTCTTATAGTAAGATTTACTTCATCGTAATTAATAGTCTTACGTTTCCATTTAAGACAACGACAGTTATCGCCACATCTAAAGTTATCTGGTTTTTGGATTTTACCTTTACTGCAGAAATCTGGATTATTATCTGCAGAACCAAACAAACAGAATGAATATTCTTCAAGAGCTTCTGACCAAGGCATTTTACCAAGGTGTGCTTTAACGTGTTTATCATTTAAGATATCTTGCCTTAACCATACCTCGATTTGAATCCTGAGCTGTTGTGGCAAATCTTTAAATGTCTTAACAGAACCGTTATTTAGAAAATGTAATGTTCTTAATTGGCGATCACCAAATAACTCTGTGCTATAATCGCCAGGTAGAAGTCCTGCAGCTAAAGGGTGCAATAATGGTTGTGAAGTTGAATTGAATGTTTCCATGTTGAATATTTATTTGTTAATTATTATTTGTGATTAAGGCCATAAGGCTGGGACTACTACCGTGAATAGTAGAATAACTAGAACTAAAAAAACTATAGCTGCAAAAGCTTCCCAAGCAGTTATATATATAGTAACAGTGTCTTTATCTTTTTCAAATCTCATGATACAAGTGATTTAGAACGTTCAACTAGATTTTGATGTTCTCTAGCTTCAATCTCCTCTTTCCATATTAGTCTGATTTCATCTTGAAGAACACTGTGGCTTCTTCCATTTAAAACATCTCGAATACTTTGAGCTTTAAAGTTTTGACCGTTTCTGTTTTTAACTTTTTTCTTAGCTAGACGTTTCAAAATTTTATTTGGATAGTTAGCTCCAAATAATTTTTTAATTATAACTCGTTCATTTTCAGGTATCAT